AGCCTGCCATCGTTCGATAACAGGGCGTGGGCTGGCCAGACCCAGATATAACCTCCAACTGTGCGATCCGTTGAGGAATCGCCGGCGGGGTTCGCGCATTCGTTGGTGCTCTCGATGTCCGCGGGATGCTCGCGAATGAGGCGAACTATCTCGCTGACCGAAAGAGGACGCGTCGGCTTCGGGTAGTCGGTTTTCATCACCCTTCCTCCAGCGCGGCTATAGCCTCCAACCTGCTCGCGGGAAACGCGCCCAGATGGGGGGAGTTGAGCTTTATAAGCCCAGCGGCCAGTAGCGCGGCTGCAATCTCGTGGGTAGTCTTTTTGCCGCTCCCGACTTCTCTCTCGACCCATCGGAGGTCTTCCCTCCTTTGAGCAATGGCAGCAAGCCCGCCATGAACCATGACAAACCCACGGGCCTTGTTTGA